TCAGCTGTGATCGTCATATTTGCCTGCTTCTGCTTTATTTTTCTGCTGTCGCAGATCATATGCATACTGAAGACGTAACCAAAAATCAGGAGTGCTTCCCATTATTGCTGCGATCGGAACGGCCTGCTCAGCGGTTAACGCCATTTTCCCTTCTAAAAAAGCTGGCTGGATGCCAGTTTCTTCGATAAATCGGTTAACACTAATGCCCATCTCAGCCAACTCTCTGGCAATAATTTCGCCCGGATGAGACACATCAAATTGCTGCATAACTAATCATCCTGTCAGATGCGGATTTGCGCATGCGCAAATTATCACTTTGAGCATGTTAGATCGATTGTTCAAAGTAACGGGCCAGAGCCGTATAAATCAGTCGGTTTAACGGTTGTTGATCGTCTTCGGCCTGCTGTTTCGCTCGTTTGATCGTATCCGGATGGAACCAGATCCCCTGATAATCTGAGCCTTTCGGACTGGAGAAGTACCGTATGTGTACATGCCCTGCTTTTCGTTGGTTCAGATACCACTCAACGATTTCACTGGCTATGTCGGCCTTTAACTCATCGCGAATGCCTGCCAGATTATTAACCGGCTGGATTAACTCATCTTCAATTTTCAGTCGGATAAACTTCAACTTTGTAGCCATAGATTCCCCATAAGAATTGACGAGAAATTTGCGCATGCGCAAATCACGCCGTTCATGATTTACACAATCAATCAACAGTCGGTGTCTCAGTACGGCCAGCTCCTCACGGAGCTGCGGGGCTGGCCGCCCTGCTCTCACCGCCTGATTTTTCTGGCCTGAAGTACAATAATGATGTCTGTTTTTGCTTTTTCAGTTGCCGTTGTTCCGAACCATGACGGCAAAAATGACAGGCCCGTATCTGCATTACTGTCTTTATTCTCAGCCAGACCACCAAGTAAAATTATGTCGCCATCCTTGAGCGAAACATCGGTGTTCACCTCCCGTTTAATGAGCGTCGGGCTGTTATTCACCCCAGTCTCTGTTTTTGCAAAATTAGACAGTTGCTGATGAATATTAAGGTCAATCGTAGCAGCCCGGATTTGCGGCTGAACGTTAAAAATTACGCCACTTGAACGATAATCAATGGACTGAACCGGACGACCATCAACATAGCTGACCTGACCGAGTACCGGCACGTCAGATCCCACAGAAAATGATGCTTTAGAGCCATTTCTGACCCGCAATTGTGGCGAACTGACGACGTGAAAACGGCTGTCTGTTCTGAACAACTCATAAAGTGCATCGAGCGATCCAGAACTGAAACGGACAAAGTTGCTGAGTCCTTGTGCAGTACCCGTTTCTATTGTGAATTTTCCCGACATAAGTTTGGCAGCCAGTGCCAGGCCAGAACCATTTCGCTCAGACGTCTGAACCTCAAACACGTACCCGGCGACAATAACTTCTTCGGCGGCCCGGTCGATAAGAGGAAGCAAATCTTCGACCCGCTGAATGTCTTTTTTCGTACCGTAAAAAACAAGTACATCCCCATTTCTGCTCAAAAAATCGGATGCGGTATTGTCTTTAATCATCGCAGGAGAAACATCGCCATGCCCTATTTGCCCACCATTTGAAAATGACCCGCTCACTTGTGACTGAAGAATATCAGCCAGATAAGCAACAGAACGGTACTGTGGTGTGTAAACAAATGAATATTTCGGGGCTTCGTATACTTTTTTCTCCTGGAGATAAAAGTAATCCACACCATTTTTTCTGGCTACAGAGACCCCGGCATTCTGGAGATAACGCATAATAAACGTATACTCATCCATATCTGGCGTAATATTGAAATTAACTTGTCGTTTGTCCGTGATAAGTTCAGGAGAAACCATGAACGGTTTTCTCATAACTTCAGTATAAAACAAAGTAATGGCATCATTAAGCGTTAATCCTGAGAGATTCAGTATAACGCCTTTTGATAATGCAGGTGGAATCATAAATACCACTATTATGATATAAAATAATTTCATATTAACCCCCAGTAAAATAGGTGACAATTTCACCATCAATGATTCCACTTAAAGTAAAACCTTCTCCGTCGAACTGATTTGCCGGTAGCGTTCTAAACCGACCATTGCTGTCTGTAAGAACCACCTTGCTGACATAATCTGATTTTAACTCCCCGGCAATACGCCAGCGCTTTGAGTACGGGACATCAGGTTTCGCAATCTTTGCTGATGAAGGCAGTACAACTTCCGGTTCGGTATGTTTCGGCTCTGGTACTGACTCACCTCTAATATCCACCCAGACCGTTCTTATTGAATATATAGAAGCCAGTACAATAAATAATAAAAATGCAATTTTTACCCAAAGAAAGGCGGATGAAAAAACGTTTTGTCTAGAGTCTGTTGTCGCTTCCATTCCGTTAGTGGTTTCATAAGATTTGTATAATTCAAAAACGGCTTTTTTGTACTGATAGTTACGAGTACTGACTTTATTATTTTTGAATACTTTGGCACCAGAAAAAACATCGACACGATATGACTTTGATAGCCCCAGAGATTTTAGCTTGGTCATCCGGTATGTCGATTCAATACGCTCTTTAAGATACCGGGGTACACCATCTACACCCTGATTGATGATGACCAAATCACATGATACCCCACTAACAGCATGTGTCATATGACGGTGCATTGAAATAAATCTTTTATGTGCCTCAGATAGTTTTGAGTCCGATGGCCATATTGACCATAATTCATCAAGACAAATCAGATCACCATATTCACAAAATGCTGCTTTTTGTTCTGAAGATTCATCATCAGAGTAAAAAGGGAAGAAATCATCCTTTAATATTTCATCCGTCGATGCGAAAACAACACGACCAGGCTGCTTAGTCTTGAATTTAGAACGACAATACTCATGTATTTTCTCTTCATTTATCCCTTTGATATTGGTGATTACACGGCGGCCTGCTGAAACCGCAGGGATAATAACACTGTAAACAACCTCGTATGTTTTACCGCTCCCCATCACACCCATATACAATGATACAGCCATAAAATTATCCTATTACCGGAATTCGACGAATAATAAAGCGAGTCACAAAAGCTGAAAGTATTATGTTAATCCCATCTATAACTTTAAAAACAGAGAAGAAATATTTCAGGCTATCTGGAATACTTGAAATTAACGCAAGAAGTGGGAGTTGGCGATTAACCATATCGAGAATAAGCGGCACGAATTCCTGCACAATAAAATACAATGCAAAAAACACCGTAAACTTCACAATAACTGAGCGCAATAAAAACCCAAGAACGCCATATAAAACAGAGGTCATGATGCCAAACATAAATCACCTTTATGCAGAAAGGATAATTCTGAACGCTGCTATTGAGTAAATGAACAGAAAAATAACACCAATCATCGCAGCGTTATTATTTAGTAATGTACAATGTGTTTCTAACTTATATTGTCCGTTAAAAACATCCAGTACAGGTTTTGGACACTCCGCATATTTAATTCTTTCGCTTTCTGCATTAAGTGCACCGGCTGAATCTTCAAAGGGGTTGAATGATAATAATGGAGATAAAATTTCAGTACCTGCAGGTATATTTTCCAGTTCAGGCGGCCCAATACCAGGATCATCACCAAGATTAACCTGTTCTCCTGTCGATGGATTGGTTGGTGTTGTCCCTGTTGTGTCAGCAGGTAGTGTAAAATCGGGTTTGTCTGACGGTTTGAGAAAGTCAGATACAGCGGGCTTTGCAGCACCAGTTGAAGCAGTTACATCACGCGCTGTCACTGGTCTGGTGTGGTCGTATGCAAAACCAGAATACCCTGCTTCGGAGGCTGCTTTTTGCCATGCATTATTCACAACATCAGAAATAACTTCTGGCGAAAGATCTGTCTGCATTTCCGTATCTGAAATGCTATTAATAGCATCCTGTACGCTAACGGTTTTAATTACTTCATTACTACCCGGCACATAATCAGGCTGACATGTAGGCATAACCTTATTTGTACCGCAGGAAACAAGGTTTGCAGTTCGTGATGCCCAAAGCTGTGTTTTAGATGAATCAATATAAAATTTGATGGTTCTTAAATCAGACCTTGTCGGGTCTGCATTATATTGCTCAACTATGTATGTCTGACAGAACGTCGGATTATGCTGGCATATCGACTGAGCTCCCTCAGTTGCTGTAACATAGCTTTCTGCGCCAATATTCCAGTAAAACCCTTTAACACCCTGCTCTCCCGTTATTTCTTTTACTTTGATTTGTACGGAGTCCTCAGTTTCAATTAGCCATGCCACCGCACCGGAAGCGGCAAGAGCTATAAGCGTACCGCGGCTTAACAAAGCCCCTCTGAGTCCAACTGATAACCACGAACGACCAGAGACACCTGCAACGGTATAAGCTTTCGAACCTGAAGCGGTAGAATTTAGATAACCTGAAATACCTTTTAATGTTCCGTAGTATCGAGGATCATTCGCTGAGAAACCACGCTGTGTAATTTTATTTTTAATGGTTCCTGAAATGGTCTGATTAATAACAGCTGCGTTCTCTGCACTGTATGAATAAAAGCTAATGATAGATAACAACAATGCAATTAAAAGAGTTTTCATTTACCCTCCTAATCCTTTTATTACTGCCCAGGCACAAAGAAGCCCCCAGAGAAAACAGGTAATTAGCCAGAAATGTAATATCACAGAAACTCCTGAAGGCAGGGTTTCCCCTGCCCGTATTATCAGGCCCCACGGATCATACGCAGAACTGTTTTTGCCCCGGCAATGGAGGCATAAAGACCAACCAAAATCCCGGCTACGGACATAATTGCCACAATTACACTGTCGAATGACACTGCATTAGTCAATGCAGTAAAATCCACTCCGGCAGACTCTGCTGCATTAGCCAGAAAAGGTACTACGGAAGCAATAACAACAGCTGATTTCAAAATGGTCTTTTTCATAATTAGGCTCTCTTTATCATATTTAAAACGAGTCCAATACAGTGTGATACTAAATAAAGGACGATTACAGAGGTAAAAGCAGTTCCCCATACCAGTGCAATATCTTCTGCCGGAGGGAGCTGCTGATATGGCAACTCAGAGGAATTTAATGTTATTATCTGGCAGTTCTGCTCAGTATTGCCATCACAAATCTTACCAGTCATTATATTCTGAGAAGCCATAGCGATACCTTATTTAGTCTGTTCTTTATTTTCCTGATATGGAATCAGAACGATTCTTCCTACCCGTAATTTCTGGAAATCACCGACGTAAATACTGGATGGATGTAATGTATATAATCCCGCCGGGTATGGTGCCTGACCCGCGTCAAGATTCAACTTGAAGAGTTGTGGATAATCCTGGCCAAGAAAAATATATGCAGACTGCTCATTAATTGTATACGCCTGCCCGGTCGACTTCGACACGCCAGAACGCGTATCGGCAATGGCCTGAGACTGTTTAATTTCAATCTTAATCATTTAAATATCCTCTTATGCAACATGCAAATAACGTGGTTTCACATACCATGATGGAATAAAGCATTCACTTACTGATACTTCTCTCACTTTCTTAACAATAACGGGGCTAAATTTGGAAATATTACACCGCTGAGCAATGTCAATACCTATTTTTCTAAGCCTGGCACGATGGGTTTGCACCTGTGTTTTAGAAAAATCAAATGAGTGACCGTGCATCCACTGGATAGCATACATCGCAGTGGTATTCGCTGATCGAGTTGAGTCAACAATGCCTTCACTGATTAAATGTTCACTAATCGTTTCAAAATCCATCGACGTCACCATAAGCTTTTTATCAAGAGCTAAAAAATCATCATGTAAATTATTGAGTATTGAATAGTCGGAAAGCCCCCAGTAAATAAGATGGTTACGTTGCAGATACCGGGATTTAAGTTTTTGCTCAAATCTGACTACGCCCTGTTCCTGACAGAAATCAATAATCTTTTTGATGTATGAAACTTCAGCTGATGAATCCCCGAATTTATTCTTTATTTTATTAAGGGAGTGAAGCTTAATTTCATGTGCTTTATTATATACAGTCGGATAAATGAGCAAGGCGTTTCCTTTTTTGGATAGCCAGTCAACTGATTTACCGTTGCTGTGTAATCGCGGCTCACTATTGCGATACCGTAATGTTGAAAGGCCCGATATATAGTCATCTACATTATCTGCTCCGACTGTTCGGTTGGATGTAATGTGAATTTCACGAATACATGCGCCATCAGTAACCGTTCCGGCCTTTTCAGTTTCACTTGCCTGTCTCTGCCACAATTTCGTACATTTTGTGAATTCCGGCAGACCAAGGTCATTCAGGATCCGGTTGTATACCTGTACACAGGCATCAACAGAAGTGTGACCAAACAAATTGTCCAGTCTGTTCCATCGGGATGGATTTCCCGACATTTTCAGAATCGAACCTTTAATCGATATCGAAACCTGATCGCAAAAAGATCCTTTATGTTGAAACACAGGCTGATTCAGTGAACCGGCCTCCCCTGTTTCAAGCTGAATGCGCTGATAAGCCACTTCACCCAGGATAGGAAGCTGGTAACCAAAGTCCTGTTCGATGGTAAGCCAGTCAAAAAACATGTGTCTCCCGGAATTGACGCGCAAGGGTCTAAACTGATCTTTAACGGTGTCAGTTATACTAAATTGGAGAGATCTCAGTGTCAATATAATTGATACCGTAAAATGTCAAAACTGACCCTCGGTGTCAGCATGCTAAAAACAGGAGGTAGAATGAATGCCTGTATGAATAAAACAGAGAGTTCACTGGTAATGGCAGCAGACAAAGCATGCGCAGAAAGGATCAAACAATCGATTCTTCAGAACTTCACGTACGATGATATTGAAAATGAAACCGGGATCAGTGTCAGTACATTGAAACGCCTGGCATCTGGTGACCGTGAACCGAAACTCATCGAAATTCGACAGATTGCAAAAGCTACAGGAAGGAATCCGGTTTGGTTGGCGTTTGGAAACGACGCAGGTTATGAAATTGAAACCGTGTCCGCAGATATGAAATTAGTTGAGCCAACAGCCAGGTACGAAATTAAAGGAGCTACAGATAGCTCAGCCGATCATGAAGTAAAGATCAGGGTCATCGCTGCGATAAAAGACATGCGTTTGGAAGATGTTGTTTTTATTGAAAGAATGACAGAGTTACTCAATCTCCAGAATACAATTCAGAACATTTCTGGACGAAAAATGAAGCCGCCAAGATGATAACGTGCCCCGGGAAACCGGGGTAAAGTTCGGGTGTCACAGAACCCCGAACCGCTTCGCGGCACAAAATCGACAAAACACAGCAGTAATACCCCACTACCTTTCGAAAGGATCAGAAATGCATAACGAAATTGAGAAGTGGCTGAATGAACAAGCCAATGATAATCCAGTTGCGCGAGCTGAACTGGCAAGAACTCTTGTCAAAAAAGTTTATGATTTTGTTAAGTTTAATCGCCCTGAGGGTGAGGGGCTGGATGGTCGTGATGGCCCGGAAAGGCAAAGTCTGGCTAAAATTGTTGATGCAGCAGAAGATCACTATATAAACATGTGCGAAATAAAAAACAAGTAATGTATATAAATCGGCTCAGAGCTAACTTTGAGCCGAAATAAAAAATCAGAATAATTTGCTAAAGAAATAAAAATGAGAAATAAAATGCAAGATATTTTGTCGAACACATTGAAGGTTATAATTTCATTTTTTGTCGCTCTCATTTTAAACAAATTGCTGTCTTTGTTCAGAAAGAGACAGCTTTATTTGTCATGCTGGAATTCTATTGAAAATACTTCAATTGCCGACAATGCGTTTACAATAAACTCTAGCATATATAACAATGGGAAGGATAAAGAAAAAAACGTAATTATAAAAATGCCAAATGGATTAAGTTGTAGTGTTTTATCATCTACTTATGATTATAAAAATGAGAATGGTGAAATACATATAGATAGAGTCCTCCCCTCTGAGAAAATATCAATGGTGATATTGGTTGAAGGTGCAAGGAAATTAGAGAAAAAAATAAAGCCGCGGATAAAATCAGAAGATACAAACGGGAAAGTATATCTAACACAAGATGTAGTCCCTCCCAGTGCTGGGGTCTTAACGTTCACCGTTGCTCTATTCACAACGGTACTAGGCGCATTAAGCTACATGATAAGCAGCGGGGATTCTCCTGAAAAAACAATAGGATACATCCATAACTCTTTGTTTTACAGTGATTACAAAAACAACGGTTTTCTGATTTCCCCATTTGGAAACGACATAATAATAAAAAACTACGACATTGCCAAAAAAGAGTATCCAATAGAATTGGTTGATGCTAGGAAACTTAACGGTAAAATCCAATATAAATTTAGGCTTGTAAATAAGCTAAACTCTCCAATGATATTTAAAGCCAATTATAGAGTGAATTCAAACCATGCTTTTTGGGGGGAGATATCAAATATAAGTGATTTTGCCGATGAACAAACCCAAGAGAAGGCCAAACAAGAAATATATGAAAAGTACCATGCGAACAGCACGGTCATCGGTGGAAAGACATTTTTTGATTCGACAGAGGTTATTGTCAAACCCAATAGCATGAGCTATTTAATATTAAGCAGAGATGATAAAAGCTATCTTACTTTAGATGATATGAATGCTGAGATAGACATCAAGGCATCTGAAGGATTGGTGAATAAAGAGGTAGAGATGTTTTTTCAAGCTAATTACAATGAGAAAATCAGGTCGCTATTTAAATAGTGGTTCGCACAATGACGTTATGCTAAAGAGGCCGCTGCGAGAGAGATTTTCGCAGCGGCCTTTTCAACATAACGTGTCGTACATTATGCGCACCAATATAAACCAAGGAAGAATCCAGTCGTTGGCGGTCATGATTGTCATGCTCATTAACAATGACCAAACCCCATATCTCACTTACTACCGTATTCTCGGCTTAACCGTCCATGCAACCTCAACACATTGCTTTCAACTGCCGTCACCACGTTCTCCGGAAAATCTGTCGGTAATGAAGTCTTCACGTTATCCAGTGCTGCTGGAATCATTCTGGCAAAGTCACTCAGGATTTCATGCATCTGCACTTCCGGGAATCTCAGCACCTTTGCTGTCGCCAAAAAATGTCGCGGATAAATTTTATCGATTGCCGTTTTTTTGCCTTTGGATGCGTTAAGCCCCATTGCCAGTTTGAGATCGCTGATGTGTATTCCCGTACCGCCAAGGACCGGAAATGCTGAAATGATGTCGTAAAATGGCGTGAGTCGATAACTGCCGCCAGCCTGAATAAATACGGAGAAGTTTTTTGCATGACCGTCCGTTGCGCCAATCAACCACTGGAAGACCTGGAATTTCATAAAATCATAGCGATCTTTCAGCGCCTCGCTGGACCCCATCAAAAAAGCCATGATCCGCGCGATGCCTGGGCCTCCATCTGATTCATATTTCACCGATGAAGGTAAACCGAATGTCTGACACATATCCTCCTGTGGCAAGCGAAGTAAAACCGTTCGCTCAGCATTCCAACGCCTGTCAAAACGTTCGACCGCTAACGCGCGCACATTTCCCGCTTTAATGATTTCTGCGTCCGGAACATTCAACCCAAGTTCTTTCGCCAGCAGCAGACAGTAATACTCATTATCAACGCTTTGGCTGAGATCGAGCGTCGCATTGGGCTGCCTGATTTCGCCAATCGGTAATTTAATGATGTGCGTCGTCGGCGTTATTCCTTTCGGAATGCACCAGTCATTGCCTATTCTGAGCAGTGCTGTCTTCTCCTGTGCGCCAGCAACCGAGATGCGAAAGTCATTTTCTTCTCTAATCATGCCTAGCGGGATATCTGCTTTATAAGCCGTTAATACTTCTTCAAGTCTGGCTTCAGTAAGCTTTTCCCATGCCATTATCGGATGCGTTACGGTTTCGTCTTCGGGTATTAACGTCACGGCACCAACGCTGTCTCGCCCTATTTCTGACAATAAATCAAACGGTTGTCTGGATTTGGCATGATAACGTTTAACGATCCGGTCACGTACAATCGGGCTATCGGGTAACAGGTTATCGAAGAAGTTAAATACGGCATCAGAGGTGATATTCCCCCTCTGCAATGGCAGCGAAAGTGACAACGGTCTGGCATAACGGCTTGCTAACCACTCCGGTGCATACTTAAAGGTGTGCGCGCCGTTGGCTAACTTCGTTAACTCGCCTACCCGCTGGTTGTTCATCCAAGTGACAAGTTTAGGCATTACCACTCCAGATTTTGCTGTTCTGTTGATTCTGGCGAGGCATTTTTCGCGTCGCATAGCGTCATTGAGAGTTCAAGCGACTGTAAAATCTTAAAAAATGTCGTGAGCGTGGTATTGTCAGGGTTGTTTTCGAAATTGGAAATCGTCGCCTGCTTAATACCAATTTTTTTCGCCAGCTCGCTCTGCGTCCAGCCATTTTGCTGGCGAACCAGTTTCATTGCATTCGCCAATTGCGTTGGGCTATAGATCTTCTGAAAGCTCATCAT